AAACAACAGGGCTTAGGAGTATACTACGATAAATTTATAGAAGCATTTAATCCAAGAGATCCTTTATACAATATATACGATAATACAGTTTTAACATCTTATAATTTATACAATGCTACATCTAGACCCACTAATTCTTTTAATAGCATTAATTTCGCTGCTATACCTCACACGCAGAAGCATAGAAAAACCTTCCGACCGAAAAATGACTATTTTGTTGAGTTTGATTTTGATGGTTACCACCTTCGTTTACTTTGTAATCAGGTGGATTACCCTCTTAATAAAAGTTCTGCTCATAAACAGTTAGCTAAATTATACTTTGGGAAAGAAGACATTAATGATGAAGAATATAAAGAAGCAAAACAAATTAATTTTCAAGCAATTTATGGAAAAATTCCTGAAGAGCATAAAGATTTAGAAATATTTAAAGAAATACAAGAGTATATTGACGCAATGTGGAATATGTTTAATGATAATGGAATAATATGGAATCCACAATCATCAAAACCTTTTACAAAAGAGCTTAAAAATATGCATCCAGCTAAATTAATGAATTATATGATGCAATCGTTGGAAACTTCAAATAATATTCTTATATTAAAAGAAGTACTTAGATACTTAAAAGATAAGAGAACAAAAGTAGTGCTTTATACATATGATGCATTGCTTTTTGACTTTTCAAAAGAAGATGGAAAAGAAACTTTACAGGATATACAAAAAATATTAGAAAAAGATAATAAATTCCCAGTTAAGTTTAAATTTAGTAAAGACTTAGTTTTAGAAGAATAGTTAAATATTTATAAGAAATGCAAACAGTTACGGATTTTTCGTTGAATTACGACCTCGACGAAGTTTATTATAACGATGATATGAGCAATAAACTGTTTTGTACGTTTTCTACGGAAGATACTTTAGATGACGTACTTACTTCTATAAAACAAAAATATCGTATAGTATACAATAAGATATTTGTCCTTTATTCTAAAAGTCAAGACGAATATATTTGTACCTATAACGTAGATTTCGGTAATGTCTCTAATTTCCTTGAAAATACTATCTTAGTACACCGTAAGAAAGAAACTAATACTCTTTATACTATTAATGCATTAAATACGTTAATAAAAGAGTTAAATGGAGGAGTCTTAGATACTTCTTATAGAATAAATTGGTCTGATTTTAAAAATTGTATATTATTAACAAAAGGACCAGAATTAAAAAGAGTTAATACAAAACTTTATAAGATAATAGAGTTGGAGAATTAATTTTTTTTTCTTATATTAATTAATAGTTATAGTTTAAAAATAAGTTATATGGATTTAAATGCAATCAAGGCTAAATTAGATGCCTTAAACAACAACGGTCAGGAAAGAGAAAAAACTGACTATTCCAAGATTTTTTGGAAACCTGAACTAGGTAAGCAAACTGTAAGGGTAGTTCCTTCTCATTTTGATCCTTCTTTTCCTTTTAAAGAATTGAAGTTTCATTACGGTATAGGAAAATATCCTATGGTAGCTTTATCTAATTTTGGAAAACAAGATCCGATTGAAGAATTTGTAAAAGAACTACGTAAAACGAATGATAAAGATAATTGGTCTCTATCTGGTAAGATTTCTCCTAAAACGAGAATCTTTGCTCCTGTTGTAGTAAGAGGAGAAGAAGATAAAGGTGTAAGATTATGGGGATTCGGTATTACTATCTACAAAGCTTTATTAGCTTTAGCAGAAGATGAAGACGTAGGAGATTTTACAGATGTAGTAAACGGGTGGGACTTAGTAGTAGAACAGCAACAAGGTAACCCTTATCCAACTACTACAGTTAGAATTAAGCCTAAACAAACTCCTCTATCAGATAATAATGATTTGGTAGATAAATGGCTCAAAGAACAACCTAATCCTGTAGAAGTACATACTCAATATGATTATGACTTTATTAAAAAGCAACTGCAGAATTATTTAAACCCTGGTGCGGTAGAGGAAAATGCTCCTGCTGCTACTCCTGGAGGTAATGATAATGCAGAGCCTGTTAAAAGCGATTTTACTTTAGAAAAAGCTACTTCAGGTAATAAAGATACAGTTAGTAAGTTTGATGATCTATTTAACGAGTAATTATGGCAAAAAAGAAAGAAGTTCAAGAAAGAGCGACTGAGTCTGTAAGAAAGTCGTTTAATTTAGGTAATTTTAAGAAGAAAAAAGGTTTTTCTAACGCATCTGTTAAGTTTAAACCTCAAGGATGGATTCCTTTATCTAAAGCTTTTCAAGATATTACTTCTTTACCTGGTATTCCAACTGGTCATATAACCTTATTAAGAGGTCATAGTGATACCGGAAAAACCACGGCATTAATAGAGGCGGCGGTAAGTGCTCAAAAAATGGGTATCTTACCTGTCTTTATTATAACTGAGATGAAATGGTCTTGGGAACATGCTAAAGAAATGGGATTACAGTTTGAAGAAGTTGTTGATAAAGATGGTTCTGTAGTTGATTATGAAGGTCATTTTTTATATGCCGATAGAGGTCAACTAAATACTATAGAAGATGTAGCTGTTTATATAGCTGATCTTATGGATGAACAAGCTAAGGGTAATCTTCCTTTCGATTTATGTTTTTTATGGGATTCGATAGGTTCTGTACCTTGTGATCTTTCAGTACGTTCTAATAAGAATAATAATGAATGGAATGCAGGTGCTATGTCTACTCAATTCGGTAATAATTTAAATCAAAAAATATTATTATCTAGAAAGGAAAATTCACCTTATACAAATACTTTAGTAGCTATTAATAAAGTGTGGACTATGAAACCTGAATCTCCTATGGGTATGCCGAAACTTCAAAATAAAGGAGGTATGTCTATGTGGTATGATGCTACGTTAGTAGTAACTTTTGGTAATATTACTAATCCTGGTACGTCTAAAATAAAAGCTATCAAGAATGGATTACAAGTAGAGTTTGCTAAAAGAACTAACGTTCAGATTGAAAAGAATCATATTGGAGGAGTTCAATCTAGAGGTAGAGTAGTTATGACTCAACATGGTTTTATACCTGATGATAAAAGAGCTATCGACAAATATAAAGAAGCTCATAAAGATCATTGGTTAAAATTAGTTGGTAGTTTAGACTTTGATCTTATAGAGGAAGGAGATTTAGAGGAAACTCCTATAACTCCTAACTTATTAGATTAATGGCATACGAAAATATTCTAAATAATTTAAAGCAAACCCCACCCCGAGAGCTGAATGACCATATACTGGTAGTAGATGCTATGAATATGCTGATTCGTAGTTTTTCGATGCTCAAAGCGATGAATCCCACCGGAGCCCATATTGGAGGACTGGTGGGTTTTCTTCGCTCTTTAGGGTATGTTACTAGAATTTTTGATCCTACCAGACTAGTAGTAGTTTGGGACGGTAAAGGAGGTTCTGGTAATAGACAAAATGTAGATCCTAATTATAAAGCTCATAGAGCTAATACTAGGATAACAAACTGGGGATTATATGATACAAGACAAGAAGAACAAGAAGCTTTAATTAATCAGCTTTTTAGAACTCAAGATTATTTAGAATGTTTACCATTACAGCAAATAGTAATGGAAAAATTAGAAGCTGATGATATAATAGCTTATTTAGCTAAAGAAGCTTCAGGTAATAATAAAAAGGTTACTATAGTTTCTTCTGATAAAGATTTTTTACAGTTAGTAGATAAAAATATAGAAGTATACGCTCCGGTAAAAAGAAAAACTTATACTACCGAAAATATAAAAGAAGAAATAAAAGTACTTCCGGAAAATTATAATATAGTAAAAGCCCTATTAGGAGATAATTCTGATAATTTAGCCGGGGTTAAAGGCTTAGGTATAAAGACTATATTATCTGAATGGAAAAGTTTTACCTATGATCCTTTAGCAAGTTTACAAGATGTTTGGGATCATTGTGAAACTCAAATGGAAACTAAAAAACCAAAAAAAATATTTGCAAAAATATTACATAATTGGGATACAGTTTTAAAAAATTATAAACTTATGAATTTACATGAGTCTGTGTTGGACGAGAAAGAAAAAATTCATATATTAAATATTATAAAAAGCGAAATACCAGATCTTCAGACTGGAGCTTTCTTACATTACTTAGTTCAAGATAAAATTGAAGGTATAACTAAGAACACTGAAGGATGGTTAGAAAATTTTAGGGGTTTAACAGTATTTAAAAAATAGGTTATATGACATTAAAGTCGTTACAAGCATACGGTAAAGGATTTCAGCTAAAAGTATTAGGTTCTTTACTAACTGATAAAACATTTTTACTAAACGTTAGAGACGTTCTTAAAGATAGTTATTTTGATGCTGATTCACATAAATGGATAGTTAGTCAAATTATTGATTATTTTGATAAGTACCATACTACTGTTACTATGGACGTTTTAAAAGTAGAACTTCAAAAAGTTGAAAACGAAGTTTTACAAGTAGCTCTTAAAGAAGAGTTAAGAAACTCTTATGCAGCTTCTCAAGATGATTTAGATTACGTTCAAGAAGAATTTACTAACTTTTGCCGTAATCAAGAAATGAAAGGAGCTATTTTAGATTCTGCTGATTTATTAAAAGTTGGAGATTTTGACGGGATAAGAAGTTTAGTAGAAAAAGCTATAAAAGCTGGAATGGATAAAAATATAGGACATGAATATAATAAAGATATTGAAACTCGGTATAGGGTTGACTATCGTCCTACTATTCCTACTCCTTGGCCTATTCTTAATGACGGTATTCAAGGCGGGTTCGGTCCTGGCGATCTTGGTATCGTTTTTGGTAGTCCTGGCGGTGGTAAAAGTTGGACTATGGTTGCTATTGCTGCTCACGCTGTTTCTCTTGGCTATAAAGTTAATTTCTACACGTTAGAATTAGGTGAAGATTATGTAGGTAAAAGATTTGACTGCTACTTTACAGGTTATTCTATAGATATAGTTAATAAACATAGAAAAGAAGTCCAAGATTATATTAATAACTTAAAAGGTAGATTAATAGTAAAAGAGTACCCTCCTAAAGGTGCATCTATTAATACTATCAAAGCTCACGTACAGAAATGTACTGATATGAATCATAAACCTGATTTAATTATTATAGATTACGTTGATTATTTAAAACCTCCTAGTAAAGGTAAATACCAAGAACGTAAATTTGAAATCGATGATAATTTTATAGCTACTAAAGGTTTAGCTAAAGATTTAAAAATACCTATTTTGACTCCCTCTCAAGTAAATAGAATGGGAGCTAGAGATAGCATTATTGAAGGAGATAAAGCTGCAGGCTCATACGATAAAATGATGGTTGCAGATATTTGTATATCTCTTTCCAGGCAAAAAGAAGACAAAGTGTTAGGAACCGGCAGATTTCATATTATGAAGAATAGATACGGACAAGATGGAATGACTTATAATGTGAAA